GTAATGTTGTCGTGCTGGATGATATTTTGGACGAGCAGGATGCTGTGTCTGAAACTGCGATGGAGAACACGTGGGAGTGGTACACGTCCGGTCCGCGTCAGCGTTTGCAACCGGGCGGTGCGATCATTGTGATTAATACGAGGTGGAAAACAGACGATCTGTCTGGCCGCCTTTTGAAGCAGCAAGGCTATTTAAAGTCTGACCAGTGGGAGATCTTGGAGTTCCCCGCCATCTTGCCGTCCGGAAAACCCCTGTGGCCCGACTACTGGAGCCTTGATGAGTTAGAAAAGGTCAAAGTATCCATTGGCCTGAAGAAGTGGAATGCCCAGTGGCAGCAGCAGCCAACGAATGATGAGGGTGCGATCCTGAAACGTAACTGGTGGCGCAAGTGGAAGTACGATGATCCACCAGAGTGTGAGTATCTGATTCAGGTATACGATACGGCGTACAGTAAAAAAGAAACTGCTGACTTCTCTGTTATCTCAACGTGGGGCGTGTTTTATCCTGATGCTGACTCTGGTGCAAATCTGATGCTGCTTAATGTGCGCAAGGGCCGTTGGGACTTCCCTGAGCTAAAGCGCATGGCAAAAGATGAATACATGTATTGGAAGCCTGACAATGTTTTGATTGAAGCCAAAGCTACTGGTACGCCCTTGCAGCAGGAACTTCGTAAGATGGGCATCCCTGTTACGATGTTCTCGCCCGGTGGTAGAAGGTCTGGTCAGGACAAGGTCAGCCGCGCCAATGCCGTTGCTCCTTTGCTGGAGTCAGGCATGATCTGGTATCCTGAGGGTAAGGAGTGGGCCGAGGACCTTGTAGAGGAATGCGCGGCTTTTCCTAATGGGAACAATGACGACCAAGTGGATACCGCGGTGATGGCTTGGACGAGATTCCGTGCTGGTAACTTTATTGCGTTGGACACGGACGACGATACAGAAGACGAGCCAGATACAACACCGGTTGAGTATTATTGAAATGCCGCATAAAATGTGGTAAATATTTGACGAGGACCTCGGACCATGGCCCAAGATTTAATTGAAAAGATACGTGCTGCTGCTCAGGCGAAGGGTGTAGATCCTGAAGTTGCGGTGAGTATTGCGAGGGCGGAGAGTGGTCTTGATCCAAATGCTAAGGCGAAGAGTTCCACGGCATCGGGCCTGTTTCAGATATTAAATAGTACGTGGTCCGGGAACAAGGGAGCGCCCGGCAAGCAATTTGATTCGGACGAGAATATCCGTGTAGGTACGGATATTATTTCTCAGAACGTCAACAGTTTAAAGAAATTCCTTGGCCGTGATCCGAGCCCCAAGGAAGTGTATGCGGCGCATTATTTTGGCGCAACGGGAGCGCAGAAGTTTTTGACTGCAGCGCCGGATACTCCGGCAAAACAATTGTTCTCAGAGAAAGTCTTGGCGGCCAATCCTAATTTGCAGGGTAAAACGGCGGCTCAGATATCGGCGCAGCTTGAGGGCAAGTTAAAGATTCCGGCATCAAATGTTCCACGTGAAACAATGGCGAAAAAAGACCGTGAGCCGTTGCCCCCGTCCCTGCCCCCAATGGCTGAGGCAAGCCCTGAAAAAGCAACAACTGTGGCAAGTGCCAGCAAAGGCATGCCGGACATTAAGAACATGCCTGCTAGTTATCAAGCCGCTTTTGCTTTAGCGGCTTTGGCGGATGCTAAGGATGATGAAAAAGAATTTGACGAGAACAAGGAAACCGAAGCTGAAAAGCTGATGCGGGAGTACAAGCCTGTCAATCATTTGGCATCGCTTGATTTAAGCGTTACGCCTGTGATGATGAAGGACGGAGGCGAAGTGGACGCTGAAGAGAAGCGCCCTGATGACATCAAATACTTTAGCAATGTCAATCGGATGAAGGACCGTGGAGTTACAACGGATTCCGTGATGCTCGGCGCGCGGACCAAGGCTGGTGAGGGTTCTGTCATTGCTGGTCTGAACATGGCCAACATGAGTAAAGACGAGAAGATGCAGACGGCGCGTGCTTTGATGTTGGCATATACGCAGCAGGATCCTGAAGGTTTGGGGTTTAGTGCAAATGTTGTCAAGCCCCAAGGCGCTCCGGCCATGGCTAATTTGATGGGATCACTTCCTGTGGGTGAGGGCCGTGTATCGGCGGGGGTGCATGGTAATCAGGCGTATTCGTTGGGATACAACCGCCCTGTTGAAGGTGGTCAGTTCAGTGCAGACTTGAATGTTCCACGTGGAACAATGGGTTCTTCCCAGTTAAACCTGCGGTATGACAAGCGGTTTAAGGACGGCGGTGAGGTTGGTGAAGATTTGACCAAGCCATCTTTTGTCAACCCTAACATTCGTAAGCAAGGCGAGGCAGCAAGGAGACTTGCTGCGATGCGGGACGTCAACACGCTCCCCGATCCTAAGACATACGCAGCGGTAGCCGGGGCCCTTGGCACACGGCCCGATCAGATGGGCTTCAGTGTATTGAATCCCAAGTACAAAGAAATAATGGATGTTGCCAATCCTGCTTTTTATGCGGGTACGGCGTTGCAGATAGCCCCTGTTGCTCAAGGTCCCGGCATGGGACGTATGGTGGGTGCTGCGGAAAGAGCTTTGGAGCCAGCGGTGCGCAGAACGCTGGAAGGCGGGGGTAAGGCTTCTGAGATGTTGCAGGCTTTGGCAGCTCCCCCATCACAGATGTTTGTTCGTGCAAGGCCGGAAGCAGCAGCGCGGCACGCGGACCTACAGGCTAAAGGCTTGTCACCAGAGGAAATTCGTGCGCAGAATTTAACTTTGGTTGATAACCGCGGTAATTTGATTGAAGAGATCAGTGATGCACCGGCAGTTTTGCAACAAAAGACAGCTTCTGTGCCGCGTAATTTCTACGAAATGCTTAAACATCCTGAGTTGGAGAGCATTTACCCGACCTATGACATGCCACAGGTAATGATGGAGACAACAAAGCGCAAGGGTGCGCCGTTGGCCATGGGTAATTTTGATGTTCAGAACAACATGATCAGTGGTCGGATACGTGATTTGCCGGAGGATGATGCGAGGAGCATGGTCCGCGGAACTGTGTTGCACGAAGGCCAGCATGCAATCCAGTCGGCAGAAGGTTTTACAGAGGGTGCAAACCCCGGAGCTTTTATTGCTTACGTGCAAGCACGTCAAGGTAAGTACAACGCTGATCCTACGGTCAATGAGAATGTTATTCGGGAGATGGAAAGAGCGTATCCAAACATTGGAAGCGTTGCGGACAATCTATCGATGCGTTTGCAGGCCGACAAGTACATGAGATATGCGGTGGGAGACCCTGACAGGTACGTTGGTGAGACCTTGTATCGTCATATGCCGGGCGAAGTGCAGGCGGAGTTGGCACGTGTGCGCAGTAACTTGACACCTGAGCAATTAAAGGCAACGCCGCTTGAGGTATCGATGCAGCAGTTGGGTGTTGATCCGAAGAATATTTTGGAAATGAACAAGATGGGTTCACGCCCAGATCGTTACATTGGTGATGTTGAATACGATCCTACAGGCTACGCGGACGGTGGCCCTGTATACCGTGCAGAAGGCAGCCCTATGACAAGCGAGCGCAAATTAGATCGTGAGACGATAGCGCTTATGCGGGGAGAGAGAATGCAACCCGAGGCCATGACGCGGGTCAGGCCCCCCTTGGAATTAAACCCCTCTGCTGCGGGTTTGCCCGGATTGATGATGTACAACGACCCTTCTTTGCCGGGCACAGGTACGGCGGGCTATGTCATGGTGGGGGATGACAATGCAAAAAACCCTGCAATGGCTCAAGCTATGTTTTTAAATCCAAAAGATGGAAACAAGGCAGATACTATTGCGCATGAAACAGAACACCTGTTGGCACGTCAGAACTTGGGCCGTGGTTCAAACATCAATACCAAGTTTGATGAGTTGATAGGCGATAACGGCTTAAAACGGATACAGTTTGTGCAGAAAGCTGTTCAAGTTGCGCCGTATTTAAAAGAAAAATACGGGTTGGAGTCTGCTTATTTTCAACCAGAGATGGTGGAGTTTCAAGGCCGACGGGCCAAGAACCTTTTGTATGAACAATTGGCTTCTTTAGCTGCTTTGGAGCAGCGCCACAAGATTGATTTGACTAAAGACGAAGAGTTGCGCAAGACTTTGTTTGCACGGCCCGATGTCCGCGAGACATATAACGCCCTCACTGGTCTGCGTCAAACGCGCCTAGACCCACGGGACTTGCCTCCACACACACGCGTACCTGAACCCGGCATGTTAGATGCAGTTAAAAAGGTTTTTAAGCGTGCCGATGGTGGCATGGTGTACCGCGCAGACGGAAGTCCTGAAGAAGGCGAGCGTTTAACCCCGCAGCAGATAGAACGGATCGCGGCCCAAGAATCAGCGGAACGGGAAGCACTAAGCACTCCTGCATTTATTGCGCAAAAGTCTGGTATTGGTCGCAAGGCGGGCCCTGTTTCGCAGGCTTTGCAGTCTGGTCAGGGGCAGATAGAGTTCCTTAAAGGCATGACCAACGTACCGCAGAATATTTTGGGTGCGCCGATGGATATTTCCAACATGATTGCCAACGTATATGGCGGTGGTGTTGAGAAACCGTTCATGGGCAGTGAATACATCAAAGAAGGACTGCGTGCAAAGGGCCTAGGGTTTACCCCATCTACGGATCCCACGTTAGCTGCGTTCTACGGCGCAGGTGATCTAGGTAGTAACCTTGTCAATCCTGCTGGCGCTACGCGCACGGGTGTGAAAGCAGCGGAAAAAACAGGGGAAGCCGCCAAAATGTTGGCCCGTGATTTCCAAGGCTACAACCAGCAGTTGGCAGCTCCCGGTGCTTCGTATGCAATGAAGCCAAAGGGTGGACATTATTATGTTTGGCCAGAATCTTCTGCTGCTCCTGAGAAATCTCAAGTAGATGCGTATCTGCAAATGATTGAAAACAGGATGGAAAAGCCAAATGCAGCGGTGGCAGATTGGGTTAAAAGCAAAGTAGGCCGTTATATTCGCAGTGATTTTGCAACCGAGCAGGATCAGATGGTTAAGGCGGCGGAAGAGGGCAAGAAGTTGCACTTCACAACGCCACGAGCCATAGAAGAAAGCGCGCCAATTATTGACCCAAGTTTGACAATCATGCGCAAGACGGAAGGTTTTCCGCCACAAGGTTTTGCCAAGACAGAACAAGGCAGGATGGTAGAAGACATAGTTGATTCATCAGTGTGGCCCGCTACTTTGGAGAACACGCCTACTGATTACATTCCGTCTTCAATTAGAAAATTTAAAGACACTGATCCAAATATGCGGGTCTATGAGCTCCCTGATGCAGTGTTTGAAGACAACTTGAAGATAACCGATCTTGCCAATCAGATGGACAAGATGATGACGGAAAAAACCATTAAGCTATGGAACCAAGATGTGCCGGTTCCTAAGGAATACCAATTGGATGTGGATACGCTAAAAGGTTTGACCCCTGCGCAGGCATCTAATCGTGTTGCAATGAAAGAAGAATGGCTGGCTAAAAAAGAACCAGAAGTTGCAGGGCAAGCCCTTGCCAAAGATCCCCAACTTGTTAGCCATAGGTATGACAACGGTAGCAAATGGATTAGCCCTGCCGATTTATCAGAAAATGATATGCATCGTCAAATGGTCAACAGCATTGGTTGCCGCGGCGGGTGGTGCACGGACAAGGATAGTTTTGCTTTGGACTACGGTTCGGGCGACAACCGCTTGCACATTTTGCTGGACAAAGGGTTTCAGCCCCGTGCACAGTTGACAATGAGCGACCGACAAGGCAGTCTTTCAGAATTTCTTGCAGTCAAGGTAGCAGAGGACCCTAACTACAATTCAGATCTGTTTGAGAATTTACAGAATGCACGGGCCTCGGGCAATCAACAGGCGGTATACGATGCAATGGAAGAATTTTCACGGCTGCCGGAGTATTTGGACTGGTCTAGAAAAAACAACATTAAACAGATTACGGAAATTAAAGGGCAGTTTAACAAAGAGGACCTTACCAATCAGCCGTACCTTAAGGAAGTTCAAGATTTTGTCAAACGCCAAGGTCCTGAGTTGCAGTCTGTTGAAAACTTAGACGGTATTGGCATGACCGATATCAGTAGCCACATTTATCCAAACAAGGCATTTAAAGCTATCTCTGCCCCCGGCAAAAAAGGAATGAAGGATGTATACGAGGAAGCTATTAAAATAAATGGCAACAGCGCATACATTGAAGACGATCCGGCCATCATTGATAGTTTGATTGAAAAAGCTGTAAAGAATGTGTTTGCACCTAAACCCTTAAGCGCTGCGCGCCAGATCCAGATGAATTTCTTTGAACTTCCCAAAGAAAAGGCGCATGGGGGTATGATCGAGCGCCAGCCCAACGATAACCGCAGATATCTGTAAGGACACAACATGCCAATTGAAAAGAACATGACAATCGACGACTTGCCTGAGGGCGATGTCGCCGTTGAGATGGAAGATGAGTTGCCCTCGGATATTGACATTGAGTTTGATACAGAAACCGGTGAAGTTGTTGTAAATATCGGTGCAGAAGACGACGATGTTGCCTATGACAGCAACTTGGCCGAGATCATTGAGCCTGATGTCTTGCAACTTATCTCGTCTGACTTGATGTCGCTGTTTGATGCTGACAAGTCTTCACGCAAGGAGTGGGAAGAGCAGTACAGCAAGGGCATGAAGATGCTGGGCTTTACGTTTGAAGAGCGCACCAAGCCATTCAAGGGCGCGTGCGGCGTGCAGCACCCTCTGTTGACAGAGAGTATTGTTCAGTTCCAAGCCCAAGCGCTTAAGGAATTGATGCCCGCGGGCGGGCCCGTGCGCACGCAGGTGCTGGGCAAAGAGACACGTGAGAAGTTGATGCAAGCGGACCGCGTGCGTGACTTCATGAACTACCAGATCACCACGGTGATGGAAGAGTACACCCCTGACTTTGATCAGTTGCTGTTCTATGTTGGCTTTGGTGGCTCGGCATTTAAGAAAGTTTATTACGACGAGACTAAAGGTCGCATGGTAAGCGCTTTGGTGCTGCCAGATAATCTGTATATACCGTATACAGGCTCATCTGTGATGAGCGAATGCCAGCGGATTACGCACCGCGTGCCGATGTCCACCAACGATTACCGTAAAGCCGTAATCCGTGGTCAGTACTTGGATACAGCGCAGATGACGACTGCGGCAGAGACTGGTCAGAGCATCATCAAGAAGGAAACAGACCGCACAACAGGCGTTGATCCTACTGGTGTGGAAGAAGAGATCTGTTTGTTGGAGTTCTTGGTTGATCTGGATATCCGCGGCTTTGAGCACAAGGACGAAGACGGCGAAGAGACAGGCATTAAGCTGCCTTACATCGTCACGATTGACGAGATTTCCCAGTCTGTTGTTGGTGTGCGCCGCAACTGGAAAGAGGGCGATCCTTTGTTTGCCCGCAAGCAGTACTACGTGCATTACTTGCTTGTGCAGGGTCCCGGTGCTTATGGCTTGGGCTTCTTGCACTTGGTTGGAGGCCTGACAAAGACAGCTACTTCTGCATTGCAACAATTGGTGGACGCTGGAACGCTGGCTAACCTGCCTGCTGGCTTTAAAGCCAAGGGTGCGCGCATTGCGAACGACGATACACCTTTGTCGCCCGGTGAGTTCCGCGACATGGACGCGGGTGGTGCTGAGTTGTCTGCATCCTTGTTGCCATTGCCATACAAAGAGCCAAGCCAGACCTTGTTTGCGCTCCTTGGTTTTTGCGTAGATGCTGGCCGCCGTTTGGCAAGTATTACCGACATGCAAGTTGGTGATAGCAACCAGAATGCTGCTGTTGGAACGACGATTGCATTGCTTGAAAAAGGCAGTGCGGTCATGTCGGCTATCCACAAGCGTTTGCACTACAGCCAGCGCATGGAATTTCAATTGCTGGCCAAGGGTTTTGCAGATTACTTGCCTGCTGAGTACCCATACGATGTGCCCGGGGAGAGCCGCAGGATCAAAGCACGTGACTTTGATGACCGCATCGATGTCTTGCCTGTCTCTGACCCCAACATCTTCTCTGTTGCCCAGCGTATTACGATGGCGCAGACGCAGTTGCAACTGGCTCAGAGCGCACCGCAGATGCACAACATGTATGAGGCCTATCGCCGCATGTATGAAGCCATTGGTGTGCGTGATATTGACACCATCTTGAACACACAGCAGGTAGATAAGCCAAAGGATCCTGCAAGTGAGAATGCACAGGCATTGGACGGCTCACCACTCAAAGCTTTTGCCGGCCAGCAGCACGATGCACACATCTTGACCCATATCTTGTTTGGTATGAGCCCGATGATGCAGGGTATGCCTAACGTGGCGGTTACTTTGCAGAAGCACATCTTTGATCACATCCGTTTGAAGGCGGAAGAAGAGGTGGAAGCGGAGTTGTTCCAGCAGTACGGCACAGATCCTGACCAACTTATCTCATCTTTGCAGCGTGAGGCGATGATTGCAATCAAAGTTGCACAAGGTTTCCAAGAAGTCAAGGCTGTGCAGAACCAATTGATGGGCCCACAGACCGATCCGCTGGTGGAATTGAA